TGGCTGACTCAATACCTGCATCATCATTATCAAACATCAAGATTACTTCTTCAAAAGCCTCCAAGTAATCCCATGCTTTCATGAGTGACTTTTTACCTGCCTGACATCCATTAGGTAAACTTACAGTAGCCCATTTGTGACCTTGTGCCTGACTCACTGACATGGCATCAATTTCACCCTCAGTTATCACTAGCTTTTTACCAGTGCTAAACAAATGACTGCCATAAAGTGTCATGGCTTTGGCATCCCCAAGTATCGTGAAATTCTTTGAGGAGTCTCTAAGTTTCTGAGCTACTATCTGATTGTTGTTATCTCTGTAGCAAGCTACTTGAACTGGTTTACCCTTGTAATCATCAACCAACATATAGTTAAATTTTCTACAGGTTTCTTCGGTTAAACCACGCTTCTTTAGATTGGAATAACGACCATCTAATAATCCTTTACTTTGATTGTTTACAACGGCAACTATATCTATTGATCCACTCATAGCAGGTGTATGTGTTTCACAAGCAAAGCAGTAAGCGTGTCCATCATCATATAAACTGTTGGCATCAGATGATCCACAGTGATCGCAGGGTATATGTCTAATAAAATTACTTTCACTTCCATCATCCATGCCTCTCTCCATTATTAATTTAATAAGAAAAGGGGACAGCCGAAGCCATCCCCTGCTCTCCTAAGAGTTACTTATGCTCAGTAAGCCAATTGGGGGGGATTGACTTGTTTGCATATTGGAATCCATGCTTTTCACAGTATTGTGCATAAGTAGTTTTAGAACCCTTGTATAGCTTGTTTTTTGAATTGCTAAATACAAAACGAATATCGACATTAGGAAACTGCTCTTTGATAAAAAGGTGTTTTTGTCGATCACCCACATTCCATATACCTTTAGTCTCTATATAAAAGAAACCATCTTTCTTAGGTAACTTGA